GTCTTTAACAAGGGCATCGCGCATCTGATCTACGTGTTTATCTTTTATTTTTTTAGGGCGCGGCATGCTCTTCATGAGCGGCATGCCTTGAGCTTCTAGGTTGGCCTTCATGGATTTAAATAGCTCAGGGTTTGCTGCCATGTACTGGTCAATCGCCGAAGATGCGGCGCGGCGCGCTGCTTCATCTTCTGCATCGCCTTGTACTTCTTGAGGCGTGTTTCCTTCTTGAGCTTGACCTTCGCCTTCTTGTTGATCTTGCTGTTTAGAGCCATCAGAATACCCGGTTTGTTCACCATCGCCGCCAGGCTGTTGGCCTGCTTGCTGCTGCATCATCTGCATTTGCATTTGCTGCCACTGGAACCAAAGGGGATCTGGAACATACTGAAGATCAGGACGCTCGCTTGCGCCCTGAATTCCAAGGAATGTTTCCATAAACTGGCCCTTGGTCATGTTGGTCTGAAGGGTCTGTAGAAGAAGTGGATTTAAAATTAAATTTCCACCGATGGAAAGTGCTTTGCGATCCACTTGATCGCGAACTTCATTAACCGTAGTATGAAGGGCTATTTCTTGGGTGAGGCGCTGGGTTTCTTCTTGTTCAGTCTCGGCATCCAGGCCGATAAAGCAGAAATGGTATTTTTCTGAATACTTTTTATCAAGTTGGGGCAAAACCCGCTCATTGATAATCGCTTCAATCCTTCCTAGGATTGGCCTTAGGCCGCGATCACGGCTAGCGGTGATCTTCCACTCATTTGAGCTTTCAGAAAGTGAGCGCTGCTCAGTTCCTTTGGATAAATAGCCAAAGCCCGCTTCTTCTGGATCCATGGCAAAGCAGGAAAACACAGTCCTAAGAATGTGGTCCTGGTAGGCTGCGTACTCCATATCACGGTTAGAGTTAACTAGTGGAACCCATTGAACACCTTTGATGCCGGCTAAGATTGGAGTCCTCCAGGCATTGAGTGGGCCTGTAATCTGCTGCGTCCACTGTGCCTGAAGTGCTTTAAGGGTATTTGGAGCAACATCACCCTGAATAACCAAAACGCCTTTAGATGCGGCTCCATGGGTGAAAAATGCTTTTTGATGATTTTCAATTTGAAGATGGGCTGTGATTGCTGCAATAGCGCGCTCAAGGGGGCCTACCGCGTAACCGTTTAGGTCAATATCTGATTCAAGGTTGATCCGCTCAAAAATCAACTCATCTTTGGTAAAGCCTTCAACAACTTTACCGTTAATCATCTGGATATATTCATACTCGCCGGCAGCGGCCTTATCCAAATCAACTTCAGTGCCTTCCTGGGCTACTTGCTTCCAAATATCGCGCATGCCTTGGATAAGGGTCTTGTCGATCTTTTTATTGGCGTAATAAATGGTTTCTGCCGACAATGGCAAAAAAGCGTATAGATTAGAATCATTTGTCCTAATCAATTCGATGGCTGTATGACCATAACGCATAAAGTCAGTGGTTACCATGTATCCCCACTGATCAAAAGTCATCCTATCTTCTGCGGCCCGATCTTCTGCACGACCACAATTTAAGATAAACTCTTCAATTTTACGGATTTCTTCATCGTCAACTTCAATACTATTATCTTTAGCCTTGATTTTAAATCCAAGGTCAAAACGGTTAGATTGTTTTTTACAAGCCGTAGCAACCTGATTTGCGCGAACGTCAATGATAGAAGAGACGATTGAATCTTTACGAGAAACTTGCTTGAGAAGATGGTTGGGCATGAAAGAGGTTTTGCCACGGTATAAGCCGCCGGCAAAAACTCCCTGTTCCATGAATGGGTCAAATAGCAGACCTTTACGGCCAATCCCGTCTTGCTTGATGGCCTTCATCAGGGTTTCGCCAAAGCTATCATTTTCAGCTTGGGTTTCAGCCTGGGCTAGTGGCTCATTCTTTTTTAAATCATTAATGCGGGATTCAAGAGCCGCATTAATATATTCGCTAAATTTATCAAAAACACCCATGGCTTAATCCTTATTGACGCTCATAAAACGCCCTTCCAAGACAGATTGCATCTGCGATGTCATTATCTTTTATTTTTAAATTTAATGAATACAGATCATTTGCTGCCCGTACTGAAAGATGTTTTTTTGTTATTTTTCCGCGTTTTTTTCCAGATTTTACTAGCTTATTATTTTTTTTATCTTCATTAGATAACTTTATTTCTAATATACTTCGCCATTCACTTGGATCCAGATAATAAAATTTTATGTTTTTACTTCTTAAATTTTCTGTTATTTCTTTGTGCATCCATTCTAAGAGGCGCTGTGTATGTCTGTTTCTGCCCTTCACAGTATTTTCTATAACTATTTTATCTGGTTGTGTTTTTAACACAATATCCAACAATCTTTGGCCCATTTCATTTGCAGCATCTAGCAGATTGTAAGGGTATTCCGGACTTTTATTTACGTCTTTATTTACATTAAAATCTTTAATTTCAACTCGAATTAAACCATAGTCAATAAGCTGGTCGCCATTGTGAATGGCCCAGCCGCTTTTAGATGAAATATCGAGGCTAAGTATTTTCATTCTTTGCTATTTTAGTTATTTCCATTTCGCCATCGGTGATATCAACTATAATAACGCGGCCTGGGCCAAAATGGTTTTCCATATGTTTATGGAATTGTTTTAATGAGTAGGGGCTAAGATTGCCTTTTAATTTAATAAACAGAGTTTCATTATCTTCTAATAAAATCTTGGACAGATCTAATTGTTTAATTTCCATAATTATTCCGCCAAAATGACCAATCCCTGAACCGTTTGAAGTCCTGGGTTTCTCAATTGAACCTCAAAAACCTTACCCCGCTTCATAAAAAGACCTGGATTTTTAACCAGATCACCCTCAACAAACGGCTCAATTTCATTGTTAGTAGGAGCTTCGCCGTTAAGGCCAACGATTGCTTTGCGGTCTACTGCGATAAACAGCCATTTAAATGCGTTGGGGTAGATATATAGACCATCGGTTACGCCTGTAACCGTTTCTTCAATAGTCATCGGGCAGGCCACTTCCACAAATTGATCATTTACCCTGGTAATGGCTGCGCTGATTTGATTCAAATAATTAAATTGTCCAGAAGATAGGTCAAGAATGTCACCTTTTTGGACTGGCCCTGAGCTATAAACGCGGACCTGACCTACCAGTGTTTCTGGTTGGGCAAGGGCGTTGATAAATTCAACGTAATTGGATCCTTTTGAAACAACTGTAAAATCACCACGGTTGTAAGTTTGAAACGGTGCGTCTAAAGTAATCCCATCGCCCAAAGAGAAGGAGCTAAAATCAGGGGATGTGCCTGTACCGCTGTAAGTAGCGCGGATCAAATCACCTTTTTTAGTCAAGGCCCATTCGGTTGTCTCATCGCCGCTTGAGCGAGAAGTGCGCTGGCCAAAATTTCCGGCCAATCTTAGGCATCCCTCATAAGGGGAGGAAACTTCAAAAGTAGTTGAAGAATCAAAATCAAGTGTCCTAGCCGTTGAGGCAATCGTAACTGTCTCACCTGGAGCCAGGGTGACTGGGCAATTTTTAAAATTATCCGTTGGCATTCCCATCATGGACCATTTTAGATCTGCCAGTCTTAGCGACGGCGTAGCACTTGCTGGTGCATCAGCGTATGCGAGCAGGGCAAGATTAACGTTGATAAGTGACATGAATTGATCCTTTTAGTCTTAAAAAAAGACTTCTTTCTTTTACTAATTATACCTGGGTGTCTATAAGCTAAGACCTTGAGAGCAAATATATTATAGTCCAAGGTGATCAGGTCCAAGCTATTTTTAGGCCTCCTGGACTATTGCCGCCACCATCGGGATCATCATCAGGGTCTGGATCTTCCTGCTTGCCCATGCTGCTAAATTGATCTCTATTGTCTTGATATTGAATACCTTGCATTCTAGCGATTTCTTCTAGGGTCGGTATATGAGTTGATTTTACCTGCGTCTCTGCGCCGGTCATCATAAATCTTCCCATCTTGGTTCCAAAAAGCCAATAAATTACATATCTTAGGGCATCTAGATAGTGGTCGTGCTCTTTGACTGGATTCTTATCATCTAAGATTCGGCCAGTTTGATCGGTCTCCTTGTGGTAAAGAGACATTTCTTCAAGAATTCCAGGAACATCGGGTATTAGAGAAAACAAATCTGGTGCAAAAAATATCTTGGTATCTTTGTTAGTGCCTGGGATCTTTAAGAATTTTTTAACAGCATTGATCCCGTCTTTGACCGAGCCTGGTCCTTTGTCAATCTCAACAACAGGAAGATCGGCCTTTCTAAAGAAATCAATGCCCGATTTGCTTTCAGAATCAGGGCAGTACATCTGGCAGTCGTATTTTGAATGGATGGTGCGCTTAATAATATCTACCCAATCCGAATCATTAGTTAGGGTCCTGCCAATAGCATCAACTACATAAACATTATCCCTGCGATCAACCGCAATCACAACGCAAGTCGATGGGTTAGAGTAACCCCAGTCGATCCCGGCATAAAAGCTAGCATTGGCCTTTTTAAGGCGTTCTATAAAAATAGACCTGCTAACGTTAAACGTGGGAGCTTCGCCCGTAAGTACCTCCCACATTTTGTTCCAGCCTGGGATGTGGATGGCGCGGTCATATTCAAAGTAAACCAGCCCTTCGGAGCTAGGCTGTAAGGACATGATTTGAGATAGAGCCCACTGGTGCGTGCCGGCGTTTGTTATCTTAGTGATAACGTCATCAATTTTTCTAAGAAGGGGACTGGTTGAGGTTTGCTTTTTTGCCGCACCTTGGCAATAGATGGCGAGTGGGCAAGTAATACATTTATCCATGGTATCAGTCGATAGCTCAAAGCCTTCTTTATCTGCCTCAGCAAGATTTCTAAATTCTTCCTCGGTATACTTTATACCCTTATAGATATTCACCCAAATTGGAGTTTGAATCGTTCCAGATCTCTCATCTGAGCATCTTTCCATGGAATCAATAGTTGTCCATTTGACCACCTTGACATTTCCGCCTTGCTCAGCCTTTTTGATTTCTTCCTCTGCCAGGGAGTAGCTGGCTTGTCTGGAAGTGATCTTTACGGTTACGGCAGGCTTGCCTTTTTCAGATGCTCCTGGGATACCAGAGCTATCGCGATATCCCTTGACAATATTGGGTGCAATCGTTGATGCCAACTCGTCCCAAGATACCAAGGCTGCGTGGCCACCCTGCACGGCAGTAGGTGTGCAAGGCAAAAGTTCAAGTCCAACTTCCTTGTCACCAATCTTTAAGACCATTTCGGTGGAATTTTCTTTGACCAAAGATGGCTTCAGATATGGATTTTTATGAACGTATTTTTCAAGGTAGGCACGGGCTCGGGTGGCTTGCTTTTTGGTCATCCCGAGGTGAATTGCATGGCGCTGATCATGAAGAATAGACAAAAGGTCAATAATAGATAGTGACACCGTTTTTGCCGCGTCCCTACCAGCAAGTGCCATGATTGCAAGGGATTTTCCTTGGATAATGGCATCATAAACTTGCCACACAAAGTCAAGTGGTGTGCTATCGGCGTATTTTGTAACTCTGCAATCTGGTAGAGTGAAACCTAAAAACTTTTTAATCCAAGCCTGAAGATGCTCCTTGTCTTGGCAAGGAGTCATCAGCTTAGTTAATTCGTCTATGGATTGGTTTGCACTCACTTCTTATCCTTGTTTTTCATTTCAAGGACTAAAGCATTTTTTACGGCGTCTTGATCTACAGTGATTGGCTTAATTTCATTAGGACTATTGTTGATATTTACGCTAACAAGAGGTGTTCCCTCAGGAATACCAGCCGATCCGCCTGGAAGGTTTTTAATCTTTCCGACTGGGTTCATAATTTCATCTAATAGTGAAACGAGCCTGCCGTACTCACCTAGACTATTTGGCAGACATGCTGGGGGTTTTTCCCGGTCTGGGGCAGCTAGGTATTTGAGAATATCTTTGCGCCATTTCATATGAGTGGCAGAGATAAGCTCACCCATAAAGCGTATGGCGTCTGACCTTACGTTAGCGGCATGTTTTGAAATGGCTTCTTGAATGGCTAGATTGTACTCTTCGCGACGTTTATCCCAATCAAACCTTGCCCTACACCACAAAATGGCCGGCAGTGGATATTCTGGAAATTCTTTGTTGATTTCGTAACAACTATATCCTAGTAAATAAATAGATAAAAGTTGATCAGCTTTAACGTTAGATATTCCGGGACGACCTTTTTCAACCCAATCTCTGACAAGAGCGGCCTCGGTATCGGTTAGGCCGCCTGCCTTGTAGACTTCTAGTGAATTATTGGGCTTGTTGTTATCCATCTTAGTTCTCTAATATAACTTCGATTTGATAAAAACTTGGAAGGTATTGTGACGCTAAGATCTTAATACTATTTTCCAAGGATCCTGGAGATGGTATCCCCCGCTTCATTAGCCAAAGCATTTGAAGCTTACCCCAGGCGGTGGATTGATTTGCTTTTGATATTTTTGTATATTTTTTAGAAAATGATTTTTCAAGCTTAATTTTATAAATAACTTTGGGTGACTTGCCGCTATTTTTCTCGTCTAATACTACTGAATCAATTTCTAATACTACTTTTTCTACCCCAGACTGCATATAAGCATATCCCAAAAGGATATCCGCAGCCCTTTCTGTCCAAAGGCCGCGCTCAATTAAGTATTGATCTCCCAGTAGAATTTCTAAAGCATCCCTACTGGGTGAGGATGCTTTCTGCAGCGTCAATGAGTTTTGAGGCTGGGCTACGCCATTTTCTGGATTGTATGAAGTCATGAAGTCTTTCTCTCTTACTCTTAGACGAGTTTGACTCGATAAAAGCTTGTGATTTTACTTGGACTAGTGCGTCTACAACCCTTTTTGCTTTAGATTTTAAAGCCTTAACTGAATCTTGTTTCCAAAAGTCGGCAATTTCAGCTGGTCCGCCGGAAGATATAAGTTTGATATTCATTTGAGAATGATGGACGGGTAATTCCAAAATATGATCCACCATCTCTTTTAATTTTGAAATTGTTGGAACATCTATAACAAAATACTCAGGTAAATCTAAAGACACCTGTCCCAATATATTATACCGCGATGTATCCAATGAAATTTCAAAAACCCCTTTTCTTTCACCCGCATCTGAAAAATTCATTTGAAAAGGGGTGCCGGGATACCAGATATTGCCTATCTTTTGTTGCCTATGAATATGGCCTGAGATTACCTCAGCTAGGTGAGAAACGGCAGTTGGATCAACACCATGCGGATCATAAAAGCCGTTTTCAAATTGGGCGCCATTAAAAGATTGATGGCAAAACAATATAGATCCCTGAGGCAGGGATTGGCATTCTTTTACAAACTCTTCATTGTTTCTGTAGAAAGGAAGAAAATGAACCATTCCACCTAAGGTATGGGGCTTATCAATAACAACAACATTTTTATAGATCTTAAAAGGCTCTAGGGCGTGGGCTCCACCACTTTCGCCGGCCATATCGTGATTGCCAACAATCAATATGATTTCAGAATGTTGGGAAGATTGGCTTAAAAAGCGAGACCATAAAGCCATAATTTCTGAACGAATAACAGCAAAAGTATCAAATAAATCGCCTAAAAATATGACTTTTTCATACGAGTTACTTTTAACCATAAATAAAAGTCTCTCAAGAAATGCCTCCGATTCCTTGAGAGACCCTATTTTCAGATGCGGATCACCGACAATTAAGACCTTCCTAGTCATACCGCCCCCATCATCTGAAATTTGGACTTAACTATTAAGCTTTGTCAAATTCATAAATCTTAGACATTACCGCGTTTTGTAGCTCAGGATTAGCTTCAATTTCAGCAATTGCGTTAGCAAAACCAATCCATTTCTTAGAAATATTATTTGGCCCTTCAAAGATCCATTGCTGCGCAATTGGCTTGCCCGTTTCTGGATTAGTTGGGTGAGAAATGACGCCCAAGTTAGCGGCAAGCTTTGCCACTTCCAATGCCGTATTGACTATACCCTTACGGTAATCAACTTGGAACTCAGCTTCGCGGAATGGGCTGTCCAAGTTAGCTTTTTCAACCCGAACACGAATTGTATGACCATTTTGGACCGCAATTTCACGAATTGACTTCATGCTATCGTCAAAAATCTTACTGTCTTTGCTTTCAACCCGCTCAACCAGGGCCATGGTCTCGCAAAAGTGCTTAAGGGATTGGCCGTTCGGCACAAGCCATTTCTTATTCTGATACTTAACTTCATCCGGGTTCATGTTCATATTTACTTGCTGAACAAAGATTGTCATAAGATTATACTTACGAATAACCGGAAGGATTGCGCGAAGTGCTGGATTAAGGAACTTAGACAAGTCGCCCATGTTCTCTTTTTCAACTGATTCTAGATTTTGTTCTTTAGGGCCTTGTATGCCCTTGATTGAATCAATAATCAAAGCCTTAATTGGGGCTCCTTGCTCAAGCATGTAAAGCAGGCCTGGAGAACCTTTGGAACCATCTGAATTGCTAAACTTTTCATCTGGAGAAACAATATAGTCAAATACATCATGAAGGGTATTGGCCTCACGAATCATAAGACGCTCTGGGTCAACTCCCAGCTTGGCAACCCTTTCTGCAGTAGGTGGGCGCATCTCAGTTGAAATGACCAGGGCCATGGCCTCAGGATCTGCCTGCATCATAGAGCCTACTGCCGTCATGGTAGTAAGAGACTTACCACCACCTTCTGGTCCATAGAGGCAAGTAGTATAGCCTTTGTAAAAACCACCGGAAAGAGCCCAGTTGAGGCTGGGAGATGGGGTTAAAACCCGTGCCTTGGGCACGACCAGGCTTCCAACCTTATTTTTTTCGTCCTTGAGAAATGCTGTCATCCACTTATTTGCCATGGTCATCTCCCTTAAGCTCAATTGATTGTAAAATTTCAAATGTATGGTCTTTTGAAGCCTTCCACCCGCTCATAAAACACTTGCAAAGCTTTGCATACTCGTCTTTATTAGAC